CACGCATCTCCATTTGCTCTTCTTCTGAGTAACCATACTTCTCACGTTGAGCTCTATAACGACCAAGAAACTCTTGAGTTTCAATTGTTTTTTGTTCTTGTGTACGTTCAAACATTTCCCAAGTAATTGTGCCATCAACCACAGCCATTTCTAAGATGTCTGTTGGAGGAATGTTATTTGATGCTACCCAACGAACTTCACCTTTACTACCAAGTTTCCATTCGTGTTTAGTAGAACCAGCTGGACCGTAGTCTGTAGTACCACCTAATACAGCAACGCCATCACGATGCCATTCACCTTCAGTTACTGATCCGCCTCTAATTGGATCGCCTTTGTAGTTTAATTTTAGTGCAGTAGAGTTGTATTTTTCTTGAAGTAACTCTAGTGTTGGATTCTCTGTTGTGTATGTCATCTTATCTACCCCTAAATAATTAACTTGTTTTTCTTATTTCTTAATACAATTATAGCGAATTCTGAATTAATGGTCAACCATTTTAACCAAAAAAATACCCCTATTTTAGAGGTATTTGTTGTTAATTTTTTGTTGTTTTTTAACAACTATTATCTACGTCGGTCTCCTGGACGTTGTTCGTAGAATATATGATTGTCAATCTGTGCCAGTCGTTGTTTAACTTTCCTCCAAAACGGTCTAACATGTTTGGCATGGAAAAATAGTGTATCTGCTGTAACTAATGTTTCTGTCAAGCTATCATAATGTAGTATAGCAGTTATGGCCGCTTGATAGCTTTCATGACTTTGTCTTACTGCTTTTTTAGGATTTGCGTGACCTTGACATCGCCAGGAGAATTGGCATTTGGTTACACCTTTAACTACTTTACGTTCGTTAACAACTTTGCAGATTGTGTTAGGGAACATTGGATTTTCAACTCTGTTTAAAGTAACTAGTGCCACTGCTTTTTGCCCTTGTAGGCTTTCACCACGTGCTTCATAATATACATTGCGAGCTAGACATCCTATCTCTTTCATCCAACGATCCTCACGTTCTAATTGAGCTATTATTCGTTTTTGCTCTTGATGTTCTATCTTTTGTTGCTGTTGTTTAAGTTCTGCAATGATGTTTCCTGATTCAGCGTCTTGTGATACTTGATAATTAATGCCAAATATCAATAACATAACTAGTGTTGCGTATAGTACCTTCGTTGTTAACTGCATACAACTATTCTCCTGTTCGTTCAACTATTTACTGCTTCAAAGTGTTACTATTATAACGTATTTTAATTATTTGGTCAACCCAGCTTGACTTATAAGATCATAATCTGGTTGTAATATTCGTTTAACCTGTGCTAATATTACTGGATTACGTAAGCTATTTCTAATTAATTGTTTTATTTCTAATCCTATTCCTCGACTAGCATTTATATCTGCATTAGCAGGATCATTTAAATTATATGCCTGCTTAAGATTATTATTCAACTGATCGTCGATCCAAAAATAACGTCTCGGTATGTTAGGAAATACGTCTTTAACATAATAATTTTGAAACCAGGTATGATCATCAAACCATACAACTTGATCTCCCATAAATCGTTCAACCATAGGCCAATATTCATTTAGCTTTTCTATAGTCAGGGTAGGTGCTCCATAATCAAATGTTGTAAATAAAATATTACCTTGTATATATTGGGTGAAGCCAGATATAAAACGTTCTACAGGATCACGAAGTACTATTAACACTTCGCTAATTTGATCATTGCCTTTTGAAAATTCCCAATCATTCTCCCACAGCCATGGATTAATAAATGACGAGGCATTCTTAGGTATGTTTACGTAAAACGACTTACAGTCTGGTGATATCATACCTCCGGTATAATTATTACCTAGTCCTAGTAAATTATCACTGAGTTCTTTATTCAAATTTAAAACCTGTATTATAATAGTTGTCCAGTTGATCTATTGCATGTATTATTTGTAAAGTTGGCAATCCTTGTTGATCATAAGAATTTTCAATCCGTTCCCAATAACTCCATGTGGGCGGACCTGGTGGAACATACAGTTTCCTCTTTGATGTCCATGCTCTAATTGTGTCTTTCCCATCGGACACTAACACTTGTTTTTTAGCTTCGTGATTTTCTATAATAGTAATCATGTCTATATATTCTTCAGGTACTTCCCATAACACACCTTCAACAGTTGAATTAATATTTTGTATGATATCTGCTGTTTTTGCAAAACGTAATTCGTGACTGTATAATGTGCTAGGGCCAAAACGGACTGCTTTTGGACAGATATCTATCATGGTCGATTCGTTTGTAGTTAGAGCGTAAGAAAAGTATTTCATAAAACAATTATACAGTCTGTATAATCATTGTCAATGATTTATTGAGGTGCATCATTTTTTGCTTCGTCAACAGTGAACGTTGATGTTAGCAAGGTAGCCTGTTCGGTTGTTCTAGGAGTCGAGTTTGCAAATAATGATGTAGATATTCCAACTTCTGCTAGTTTTTGAATATTTCTGCCTTCTCTCATACTTGCTATCACAGCTTGTCCACCTTTAATACGTGTATCAGCAAGTTTTTCTAACACATAGGCACTGCCACCTAAACTGGTATCCTGTCCTATGCTGTGTAAGTTACTGATTAATCCTTGTACTGATGTTTTTGTTCCTGTTTGTGTTTCAGTTGGAGATATTCCTGCGGCCGCTTGATTTGTTTTTTCTCGTACCATTTGATTACCCATATTTGTAAATGCAGTAACACTTTGTCCTGCTTGTAATGGATATGCGTTTGCTATTCTTTCTATTTCAGTATTGGCTAATTCAACAACGGCATTGCTTAATGCAAGTTTACTTGAATACGTTCCAGCTTTACTAGCAGTCAAAGTTATTTTCGACGGAATTGTCCATTGCGGAACTAATGATTCCGGATCAAGAGGATTAGACAAAAATGGTGTATAATAAGCATTATGTACCCAATGATAATTTAATACTGTGTATAATCCGTTACCAGCACTATCAAATTCTTTTGGTGTTGGATGTGCTTGCAAATTATCAAGTTCTCCTAACGCATTAAGAGTTGCTAATCTGTCAGCTTCTGCATTAAGCTCATCTGTATGCACCCAACCAGCGGCTGTACCAATAACATCAGTTAATAATAGTTCACCATTTTGACCACTTCCTGTTGCGATGGTACTATTATAAAAATCAATCACATCCTGATCTAACCCGCCTCCATCTTTAATTAAACTTAAATCTTTGGTTGTTTCAAGACTTCCGGCTACCGTTCCTATCTGAGCAGTTGTTAGATCAAAAACATTTTTAATTTGTCCCAATGATCTTGCTAATGCTTTGTTGGCGTCTGCAATATCTTCTGGTAACGCTGTATATAATTTATTACCCAGTCCGTTAAATTTTTCGTTCAGTGTTGTCATTATATGTAAACCCTGCTTAATGAACTTGCGGCCAATGCTTGTTGATTTTGTCCTGCTTCAAATCCAGCACTTGGAATTGAAGTTAAACTAGGGAAACTGTTTGGCATTATCTTGGTAGGATCTAACATATCTTGCATGGTAGTTAGTCCTGATACATTACTACCTAATATTGCTTGTACCTGTGCTAGGTCATCTCCTTTAACATTGGACATTGCATTGTATACAGCACTCATTAATCCTGTGTTAGCTGGGGGGCGACCTAATGTCGCATAATTAGTACTTCCGCCACTTAATAAATCTTGTGCATTTCTGGTACCTGCAAACTCTACTAGTCCACCTGTTCCTAATGCGTCACCTAAGCTGGAACCAGTTAATGCTCCAACATCAGTTGAATTAATTAGTGTGTTAAGCGAGCTAGGATCAATACCTGCATTTAATAAACTTTTATTTAGAACAGCAAGTCCGCCCGCCTGTTGGCTTAAATTTTTAACTAAACTTAAAGGATTTCCTAAGTTGTTTAGATTTCCTAGATCTACAATATTACCAACATTAAGCATGTCAGTGGCAAATGATGGTAGGGCTTTGTTAACGTCTGCTAATGCACCAGTCATTAAACTGTTTTGGCTATATGAACTAAATGTTTCGCCGGCAAAACTTGCTAATGAAGTTATAAATTGATTTGAGCCAGCAACTAGACCATCAGCGGCATTAAAATGTTGAGTAAAGACACCTAGGTCAGCACCCATTATCGCATCTGCTGTTGAGTTAATAAGACCTGTCATGCTAAAGTTATCACCTAAGATACTTTGAAAACCACCGGGCACTGCATTGCCTACACCTGGGAATGTTAATCCTCCCATACTAATTAAATTAGCTCCACCTTCTCCACCAGCGGCACTTATGGCTTCTGTTATTGTGCCAAAGCCAGGAAAACTTCCAGTTGCTTTTGTGACAGCATCATCAAGTCCTAAACTTCTTGTTAGTCCAGAACCCGTACCATTCAGCAAACTTGCGCCTGCTGTCATTAACATACCTGTAAGTGCTCCTCCGCATGCCATTTTTAATTACCCACAGATTACGTCTGAGCTAGAACTAGCTCTAGAGTGACCGCAAGTGTCTGAATCACCTTGCCGTATTATTGGTCTACCATTGGCTATTACTGAAAAACTGCCTGGTCCTGCCACAGTGGCCGCACAGTGCATATCGCAACCTTTAGCACCGCAACATGGATGAGGAGTTACAGGACTACCTGGAAATACAACACCTCTGCCATTAACAATAACATCAGAGCTTGCTCCGATAGCAACTCCGCCTGCTCCATTAACATCACCTCTGCGTACTACTCCTGGCATATGTCTATCCCGTTAAAATTTTCTTTTCTGGTGGTCTAACAACGCCTGTTGTCGCTGTTTTGTAGCTGTTGATCACCTCTTCATTTGTTTCAAAAACCATTGTTACTGCACTAATATTTAGTTTCACAGGTTTTTTCAATTCCATGGTAAATGCACTTGGGATCATCTGCATGCCCTGTTGTCCAGGGGCTATTGATACAGGTTGGTCAACGAGGTAATGTGTATCTGTAACTTCCATTACTTTTGTTACCATTTCTTCGCCTGAATTTAATTTGAATGTATATATTTGATCTGTGTTTATGTCCATTAATTATCCTAGTTTAGTAGTTAACTCTTCATCTGTTAACTTACTTAACCCTTGATAACCACCTTCAACAAATAATTCTGTCTCTGAAAAGATTTGAGGTACTGATTTAAATCCTTGTCCTAATAAAAAATCACGTGCTTCTGGATTTTCATCAATTTTAACTACGCGATGTTCTATACCTTTGCGTTCTAAAAGTGCCTTTGCTTGATCGCAAAAAGGGCAATTTTTTTTTGAATACACTGTTAACATTATAAACTAATTCCTTTAAATGTGTCCTCTGTTACATCTTGCTTGACTGCACCAATTGTATAACTTGATATTTCTGTTTCCTGTGGTGCCACTTGCACATCACCTCCTGCTATCCATTTCTGTGTCCAAGGTAGAGGATTTGATCCTCCTTTGTAAGGTGACTCTAAACCTAGTGTTGACATACGCTTGTTGGCAATCCACTCAATATAGTTACACAATAAAGTTTCATTAAGTCCAATCATTGACCCGTTTTGGAACAAATACTTTGCCCATGCCTCTTCTTGATCCACTGCTGATTTAAACATACCAATCACTTCAGGCTCACATTCTTTTTTAATCTTAATATAATCTTTGTCATCTTTTGGTAACATTTTTAGTAAGTGTTGACTTGATGCCAAGTGAACATTTTCATCACGTGCAATTAGTTTAATAATTTTAGCATTACCTTCCATTTTCTTAAGTTCAGCAAATGCCCATGAACAAGCAAACGAAACATAAAAACGAATACCTTCTAACACGTTTACTGAATTGATACATAACCATAAACGCTTTTTTAATTCATAACTATCAACTACGACTTTTTCACCATTAACTACGTGCTCGCCCTCACCTAGATAGAAATACATTGTTTGATATTGAATAAGATCATCATAATATTTTGCAATGTCAGTACCGCAGTTTGCAATTTCTTCAATATTCATTAATTCGTCAAATACTTTTGATGGATCTGGAAATACGTTTCTAATGATATGCGTATATGAACGTGAATGAATAGTTTCGTTGAACGCCCATGTTTCGATCCAGGTTTCAATCTCAGGTATGGTCACTAAAGGTAACAAAGCTAAATTAGGTGAACGTCCTTGTACCGAATCGAGTACAATTTGTCTTTTTAAGTTACTTGTAAAAATATGTTGTTCATATGGCGTTAGATCTTTAAAGTCTTTTGAGTCACGCATAACATCAACTTCTTCAGGTCGCCAAAAGAAACCTAATTGAGTGTCTGTTAGTTTTTCAAATTGTCTATATTTAACAACGTCGTATCGTTGTATACCATTCCCACCATGTGGGTCTAAGAAGGCTAAAGATTTTGTGTGGTCTTTTTTATGTTTGTTTAATACGCTCATATGATATTTTCTTTTTAGTTAATTAAATTTTACAGCTATCGCAGTCGTCATCTTCAACGCTATCTTTTATGTCTCGATCAACATCAATTTCACCTTGACCATCGTATGTGTTATTGTAGTATAACTGCTTTCCGCCATACTTATAAAACATAATAATATGTTTGAGCAAGTCACTCATTGGTACTTTGTCATCTTCATAATGCTGTGGATTGTAAGAAGTATTTACCGAAATTCCTTGATCAATATACTTCTGGAGAATGGCCATAATTTTTAGATAACCCTCTGGACTTTTTTGATCCCATAGCAGTTCGTACTTATTTTTAAGACGTCTAAATTCAGGCACTACCTGTGTTAATGCACCGTGTTTACTTTGCTTAATACTAATGTAACTTCTAGGAGGTTCAATCCCGTTTGTTGAGTTACTAATTTGTGCCGATGTTTCAGCAGGCATGAGTGCCATCAATGTTGAATTACGTATACCTGTTTGTTTAAGTTGTTTTCTTAATCCTTCCCAATCAACATGATCTTTATGTGGAACTATTTCATCGACTTCTTTTTTATATGTATCAATTGGTAGTATGCCTTCATGATACTTTGTTTCATTTGACTTAGGACATGCACCATACTCTTCTGCCAGATCTGCACTTGCTTTAATCAAATAATACGACCAATGCTGAGTCCAACGATCAACTTCGGGCAATGCTTCTTCTCCTGTGTATGTTAAGTCATTTTTTGCTAGCCAATAAGCAAAGTTAATAATACCAATACCTAATGGTCTTCTATTTTCTGTACTCGTTCTGGCCGCTAATACTGGATAGTTCTGATAGGTTAAAAGGGCGTCTAATCCTCGCACAGCAAGCCCGCACGCCTTTTCCATGTCTTCGGGCTGTTTGAACACACCCCAATTAATAGCTGAAAGCGTACAAAGAGCTATTTCACCTTCTGGATCATTGATATCATTCAAAGCCTTTGTCGGTAAATCAATCTCACAACATAGGTTTGATTGTTTAATTGGTGCCACTGTTTGATCAAATGAGCTATGTGTGTTAGCATGATCAACATTTTGTAAATATATTCTACCTGTATCTTTACGCTCTTGTACAAATTGTCCAAATAGATCCATTGCTTTAATTGTTTTTTTACGT